TGTATCTTCAGGCATCATCTGTATCTGACCCCCAAATTGTTCCTCTTTTTTGAGTTTATTGTATATACCTGCGTTATTCATACGCAAACCATAGCCTTCTTTGTGACATCTGTAGAGTGAGCCGCTTTCACCATAGAACTCATAGTAGTCACCATCTTCTTTAACTTGAGTAACACCGCTATTGATTCTCCAACTGTCATTACCCAAGTACCCACCACTCCATCCTGCTAGAACTTTGTAGAAAGGGAAAGCACCTTTGCCTTCTTTGATCTTTAGTACTACCCAGTTGTCTGGTGTATATTCAGTCACGTTCCCAAACTCCTATGTACCACTCGTTAAATGCTGTAAAATCTTCTTCTAGTTCAAAGCGTACAGTATCAAAGTATACGTCTGTAAACTCTTCAATATCATATCTCCATTGAAAGCAGTGATCTTTACACCACTCTCTCACTGCACGCCGAAGGTCAGTATGTGCATCAGTGTCATAGTCGCTATACGGTATCCATTTACGTTTATGATCTACAATCTCTTGGGGTGTCATAGGTCGTTCTCCGATATAATAGCAATGTGTTCATCTGCATCAAAGTGATAGCCTACTGCCTGCATAAAGTATTGAAAGTGTTCTAACATATCATCGCGTCTTATATCTTTCTGCATAATATCATAAGTAACTCTAGTATTTACAGAGCTGTTAATCGGACACTCATACGGGTGGCATATAAACTGCACATACGGTCTATCCAATTCTTGATGAGTCATTCTTGTCTACCTCTCTTTTCATTTTATCGTAATTTATTTTATCGTCATAGTCATTTTGCTTATCTTGTACCGTTAAGTATGATCCCCACAAGCCTGCTGTAAAGAGCACTATTACAAATACTGAAATAATTATATCTAACATTATACATTCTCCCACAATAAATCGGTGAGTATAGTCTCATAGCCATAGGCTTCAACTTCCCAAGGCAGATCCATATAATCTACATGGTCACAGTCGATAACTTCTTTGTTATGCTTCCATACGTTATCAACCATGTTTATTTGTCCTCTGCAAAACTGCTTAGCATGAACTAATTCGTGTGCTATGTTTGATGCCAGCTCATGATCTTCGTATGCAATCTCTTCTCCGTCCATGACCCAGTGGGTAGCAAGACTAACAACAGCTTCTACCTCGTCACCGATACAGAAACCTGCGTGAGTACCGGGAACACAGTCATGTTCTTCTTTAGTGTCTACAAATTTTAGTAGTTCAAAATAAATGTCGTAAGTCGCATCCGTAGGAAAAAGGGAGACAACACATTCGTCAATAAAAGTACCAAACTTGTCTAACGCTTTGTTCTCGGTATATACATTAATCATTTAATTCTCCAGTTTAGAATATAATTATACGCTTATCTGAGTAAGCTGTCAAGAACTATTTCATGGAAAGCGGGTTTAACGCTTGAGCTTCTCGCCTCTTTCTCTCTCTATTAACTGCGGCAGCTTTCTTGCGCTTCTTTTTAGATGTTTTCTTTTCGTGCTGTTGTTTTTCTTTGTAGTCATACAACACATTGCTTTCTGTTACTTTCTTGCGAAATACACGCAAAGCTTGTTCTACATTACCGTTTCGTACTTTAACTGTCATAGATCACCGTCCCTATCTATATACATCCATACGCCTAGCAAGGCAAATATTACTGTCCATTCTAATAATCCCATTATGTTTTAAACCTGTATCCTCTTTTTCTTAGATAAGCCACTTGGTTACGAATAGATTGCTCTGTTCGTCCCGGCAGCATATACATCATTGACTCAATATCTTGGTAGAAATAATGGGCAGCAAGCAATTTGCGCTCATCATCAGTCCAAGGCTTTCTTTTATATTTTTTCATGGAAGTATTATATCGAAATACGGGTATGTTGTCAAGAAATTTTTTTGGGGTCGCTTAAAAATTCTTCTTGACATTTAACACTATTTTAGGTATAATTGCCCTAAAAGAAATAAGAACTTTATTCGGCATTCCAAAGATACTTCTTGACTGTGCCCTTATTTATGCGTATAATAGTTATTCTGAAATGGAGAACTAATCCAAGACACGGAGAAATTAAATGTTAGAACTAGCTGTACTTGCGTTTTGTATGATAGGCTGTGGACTTCACTGCCATGCTTTAGGAAAACAACAGGGTATCGAAGCAACTGTAGAACATCTTATAGAGGAGGGACTACTAGAAGTAGATGAATAAATTAATAATTAGAACGGAAGTAGGCAAGAACGTAGTAGATCGTATGTACTTTGTAGAAGATGCACACACTCTGTATGTTAGAACAACTAATCTACAGGTAGCAGAAGACCTATTCAAACAACTCAAACTAGAATACCAAGAGGAATTAAAAAATGCCAGTAAAATTTAAAGAATCAAGCTCAGTATTAGTAGATCGTCAAGCTAAGAAGTATAAGAAAATAAATTACTACTTGCACGCCACGCCTACAGAAACTATCGTAAAGGCTATTGAAGACGGTAATGCAAAGCCTAAGCACAAGCAGAAGTGGCGCAATGAATTGGTACGACGCGGTGTAATGAATGGGTAGTGAAATAACAATTTATAGCAGGGATGCTTGTATTTATTGTGACATGGCGATTAGACTTGCCGTGAGTAAGAAAATGAATCTAACAGTACTAAAGTTAGATAAAGACTATAGCATAGAAGAGTTTACAGCTAAGTTTATGTATGCTAAAACTGTTCCCCAGATCATATTGAACGGGGAACATATAGGTGGATACCAAGACCTAAAAGACTTGGTATAGGAAAGTAGTCTCCCTGGAGTAGGCTACGAAAGGGCCTATGGCCTAAGAAGTATGGAGAAGAAGTGTGGATAAGAGAGAAGAGGCCGTGTGCTATTTATGCAACATGGTTACAGCGATTAGTTGTTTAGCCTTACCGTTTATAACAATATACGCCAGCGCAGTAGCAGCAGGATAGGAGAATAACACATGAATAGGGAACAAGTACAAAAACAATTAGCAATTGACGAAGGGATAGTAAACGCAGTCTACTTAGATCATTTAGGCTATGCCACTTTTGGCATCGGGCATCTAATATTAGAAAAAGATCCAGAGTACGGCTTAGACGTTGATACTCCTATATCCGAAGAGAGGGTTACAGAAGCGTTCCAAGCGGATTTAGATATTGCAATTAGCGAATGTAAAGTTCTTTATAGTATGTGGGATACTTATCCAGAGGAAGTACAAGAGATACTAGTAAACATGCTATTTAATCTTGGAAGACCTCGCCTTACTAAGTTTAAAAACTTTAAAAAAGCAGTTGATGCACATGATTGGGCACAGGCAGGTATAGAAGGCAGAGACTCTGCTTGGTACAGGCAGGTCGGTAATCGTGCAGAAAGGCTGATGGTAAGAATGGAAAGTGTCTAAGCTTCTAGTAGGAATCATAATAGCGATGGGTGGTGCAGGTTTTCTGTACTACCAATTCGCTATTGTGCCTATGAAAAATAAATTAGAAGAACAGACAGCAGTAATTTTAGCCCAAGACTTGCGAGATCAAGAGCAGAAAGCTACAATAGCCGCAATCGTTGAGACAGCAGAGAAGACAGCACTAGCTAGTGCATCTCTTCAGAAGCAGAATCAACAGTATGAAACTCAGATGTCTGACTATTTAGATATTTTTCGTAGACACAATATAGCCCAGCTTGCTAGTGCAAAACCTGGGTTGATTACAAAAAAAGCAAACAAAGCAACAAAGGAGGTCTTTGATGAAATTGAAGATATTAGCAGGCGCATTAATTCTCTCAACGATTAGTGGCTGTAGCTTATTACAAGTACCTGCTCGTGAAGTAGAGATTATCTCTAAACCTATCCAGATTATGATTACACAACCTATCATGCCACGACCCCTTGATCTCAAGGAGCCGAACTGGTATGTAGTATCAGATGCTAAGATAGCAGGAGAGGATAGGACTTATTTCGACAGATTTGTAGAAGATATTAAAAAGAAACACGGAGGAGACTTGGTGTTTGTAGCAATGAGTGTAGCAGATTATGAGCTTATGTCTTATAATACGCAAGAGTTAAAAAAGTATATTAGCCAGTTGGGCGAAGTAATTATATACTATAAAGAGGTAACTACTAATGAAAAAGAAGAATCCAGTAGCAAAGTTCCAGCGAAGGTACAATAAGTCTAAAGTATTCAAGGATAGAAAACGAGAAGCCAAAAAGAAAGGCGAACTGCATACATATAAGGATGAAGAGTGAGAATATTTGTAGGACATGACTCCACACAACCAGAGAATACAGACGTATGTGTCCGGTCTATAGAAAGATTCGGGCATACAGTAACACTCCTAGATAAAAAAGATTTAGCTAGAGATCATGGGTACAATAGAGAAAGTGAAGATGGTTCTACAGAATTTACTTATACTCGATTTTTAGTACCTTATTTATGTGGATACAAAGGCATAGCAATGTTCTGTGATAGTGACTTTGTATGGCGCAAAGACCCTGCGATACTAAACAACATAGTAGGCGGTGCTCCTGTAACAGTAGTAAAACATTTAATAAAACAAGTACGAGAGTATCATAAGTTTCTTTCTCATAAAAATGAATGGTACCCCCGTAAGTGGTGGAGTTCTATGATGGTATTTAACTGCGAACACGAAGACTGCTCGCAACTCACTTTAGATGCAGTAAACAAACAGAGTCCTCAATGGTTACATAGATTTGAGTGGGCAACCGATATAGGAAGACTCGATGAGTCCTATAACTACTTAGTAGGGTACTACAACTTTGACAAAGACCCAGTAGCAGTACATTTTACAGACGGAACACCAGTCTATACAGATTATTCACACGATGAGTTCGCGGAGGACTGGAATGCACTTAGAGATCTTTAAAGAGTTTATAAAAGATAAAAGTATTATTATAGTAGGTAACGATTCAAACGCTTTACAGCAACTTAATGGAGAGTTCATTGATTCTCATGATATAGTTCTACGGTTCGGTAAAGGATTACCCACAGATAAAACCTCAATGTATATAGGGGCTAAAACAGACATATGGGTAACAGGCCAGCTAAGACAAAAGATAGTAGAGAGAGTGAGAAAGGACGTAAAAATACTTTTTAACAACTCTTTATACGACCCAGTAAGGGGTAGGATAGAAAGAGATCACTTACAGATGTACTCTAACGAAGACATAGAGCTGATACAGGACGCCTATTTTATACCTGATAAGAGAAGACTAAGTGCAGGGTGTGTAACAAGCCATTGGATAGCCCATGTAGCTACTGGATGGAAAAGTCTTACGTGGATTAACTTTGATTGTTTTCGTAATTGGTTTGAGTACTATGACGAAGGAGCAGGCATGAATAGCTTAGCTAGTTGTTGGCATGTACCTTTACTAAGAAAAGACTGGGTAGGGTGGAAGCCCACTGACGGAGATGACCACCCCGCGCACGACCCTAGTACAGAAGAAAGAATTTATAGAGACTTACTTACTTTCCCTGCAACGCATTGGTCTGGTAAGTTCTTTGAAGAAACAAAGTATATAGCTCCTCCTCGCGTTGCATGGACGAAGGGAAGATCACCAGTACGGAAATAGTTCTTGACAGTTTTACTAAATTCAAGTATAATAGTGGTTCAATTGTAGGGAGATTACCATTAATTTATTTTACCTAGACCAAGACCTCGACAAATGTGCTGAGTATCATGTAGACAAGCACATTGTAAAGATGCCCCTAGAAGTAGCACAGCTTATGTGTACTGCTATCTGGGTTGACGAGCATCTAGGCTTTATACCTCGCGCTCTCAATAAAGAAGAGCGAGATCATCTTAATGCCTTAAAAAAAGATATTAAACATCTTCCAATGGAAGAACGACCCTTAACCCCTTATCTACCGATGATGTACAACCACCCTTGCACTATATGGGTACGCTCTTCGCTAGACAATTTTGAATGGACACACTGTTATGGTAATGCTCTCAATGACGAATATCATTATCGCTATGCGAAACAACACAAGTCGATTGTGGAAGTGGTTAACAAGCTACCAGAGCCACGGAATCTACCAAGAAAAGGATTCACCACCTTCGGACTAGCGATGCCTGATGAACTTAAAGACTACGACAACCCTATACAATCTTACAGGGATTACTATCACCTTGATAAAGCCACCTTTGCCACCTGGTCGCATAGGCCCAAACCTGACTGGTGGAACGAAGACTATGCAGACTACGAAAAAAGGATCACAGCCAAATGACACAAGTAAAACTTATATCGACATCTTCGCCTGACCTTATTGCAGATATTGCATATATGGCTAGGGTGTCCAACCCAGCTAACCAGAGTAACGAACTTACCTCTCGTAAGCTAGTAGAGTACCTAATCAAGCATAAACACTGGTCTCCTTTTGAGATGTGTGGTATTACTATGGAGATCAACACTACTCGTGACATTGCTCACCAGATAGTACGTCATCGTAGCTTTGCCTTTCAAGAGTTTAGCCAACGATATGCCGACCCTGCGGCAATGGGCTATCCTTTTGAATTACGAGAAACTCGTATGCAAGATACAAAGAATCGTCAGAATAGTATCGAATCAACAGATAATATCCTAGAGGCTCAGTGGATATTGAGACAGAAAAAAGTAATAGCTTCAGCAGAAAATGCTTACAATTGGGCTATTGAGAATGGCATTGCTAAAGAGCAGGCAAGAGCAGTACTTCCAGAAGGTCTTACTAGGACTCGTTTGTATATGCACGGAACAATACGATCATGGATTCACTTCATTGATGTGCGTACCACTGCTGGCACACAGAAAGAACATATGGATATTGCACGACAGTGTGCATATGAAATCAATCCAATGTTTCCTCTGATTAAGGATTTCGTACATGAGTAATCCACTAGAAAAGCAAGAAGGCGGCCAACACTACAAAGATTTAAAAATACAACCAATCGAATATATCCATGCAAATAACCTAGGGTATATTG